TTATGATGCTGTTGGTATTTCCACCGCTCGCAAGGTTCAGGCAGTTGTTGATGTCGTATTCAATCAGGGTCAACCTGCCATCAGTGAGATCAGACGGTAATGTGACAATATGTTAAAGTGTCTCATCCTCACCCCACAGGGGATCATTTTTGTCTATACTAAAAGAATCAAATCAAATTAAGATGCTCCCAAATCTTTTGAAATTATATGCCTATACTGATGAAGATCGGTATGAAGGACGTATAGCGCGTGGACTGAAACCACTACTGAAGGTTGGTGGTGCTGAAAAACAAACGGTAGATGAACGCATCAAACAACAAGATGGTACATCACAACCAGTACCACTTCGTAAAGTTCTTGACATGTCGGTGCCGTTTTGGGACACAGATTTTCATACTAAATGGTTAATACCTAGGGGATATGAAAAGTCCCGTAATGAACGTGAGTGGTTTTATATTACTCTTGAAGAACTCATCAAAGAAATAGAAGCATATTCTGCTCATCTCAGTGCTCCTTCTTTTGAAGTAAAGAAAGAATATACTCCGCGCACTTATCAAACGATTGTTGCTGAAGAAGTTGTAAGTCGTTGGAATGGATCTAGCATCATTGTTCCTAACCTAGCGTGTCCTCGTTTTGGTAAGGATCTCCTACATCTCCATATCTTTTATCTTTTGTTTCAAAAATATGAGTTCAGAACAGCAGTCATTGCTGGATATTGTTTGGGTGCAAATGAATCTTTGATTGGGGAGATACAGAAACTCTACAACATTTCTGCGGACATTGCTGTAATCAAACCATGTGATTGGGCTGGTTATGTAAAAGGTATAGAGAGTGGTCAAAGAGTTGTAATTGATGTGTCCCTACACAAAGACTCTCTTGATCCACGTATTGCTAAAGAACTTGAAAAAGAAAACACTCTTGTTATTGTAGATGAAGCAGATTATGGTGCGTGGACATCTAATTCTAAGAAAGTTCTCGAAACTATCACGAACTGTGGGAATAATTTAATTCTTCTCTCTACTGGAACTTTTATTGAACGTGCATTGGTAAATGCTGGCGAGATCACGGAACCAATCTCTGTTTCTTATCTCGATCTACTTGAAAAGAAGAGAGAGGGTGATCCAACATATACCAATTTTGTTGATGTTGCTTGTCTTGATCTTGAGTTTCCAGATGAAGTAAAAAACCATCAAAAAAATCTTCCCGTAGAGAAACAACTTACTTCAACTAAGTTGTTTGATTGTGCTAACTCACATCTCCATCACGATGTAATCAAACAACTTTATGCTTCACCCTCTGGTGATGATGTCTGGGGTTTATATAATGCTTCCTATGGTTCTATTGACGGAATCCCTGCTGTTATGCAGTTTATCTATGGAAAGATGAAAGATGTCCAGAATTTTTGTAAGCAAGGTGAGAGATTTGCTCCCAATCTGATGTGGATTTCTTTGACTGGAGATGATAAATCCACAAATAGAAAAGCACAAGATATTGTCGAAGCAAAACTGAAGGAAGCAGAAAAAGAGGGTAAAGATGGTGTAGTCATTGTTTCATGTTCACAAGGGGCACGGTCATTTTCAATTCCAAATATCATTGCAGTCGTTGATTGTAATGAAAATGGATCATTGGCAACTGCTACACAACGTGGATCAAGGTGTCTCACTCCTGGTTTGGGAAAAAAAGTTGGTTTGATAATAAATTATTGTGTTGACTCAACCCGTATATCTCCATATGTTGCGGACATGATGTCAAATGCTTTAGATAAAGATGGTGACATCGAAAGTTGTATTCGTCGTGCATATCGTCTTAATAAGTTTTTGAAGAAGGATGAATATGGGTACTTGGTTGAACGGAGCGAGAAGGAAGTATTTCAACTTATTAGTTCTGAGAATAATATGTCTATTATGTGTATCTCTGCTCTTGATGAGCAGAGACTTCTTGAAAATAATGACAGACTTTCAAAAGTTCTACAAAAAACAAAATCTAATGTCAATTCTAGATTCCTCTCTCCTGGAAACAAACCAGTAAACTATATTCCTAAACAAGAAATTCAAAAATCCAAGGGGGAGAAACGTGATAAATGGGTGATAAAACTTGCTAGACAAGTTTGCCTTACTGCTGGAAATGTATTTTTTCTTGCACCCAATGCTTCTAGTTTTTCTGAAGGTTTGAATGTTATCAAGTTTGATCCAGACAAATGTGCGGAATATCGTAAGTTGATTAACAATGACGTAAATGTGATTATCAAAGAATTGTTGCCTTTTCTTCCAATTCTTCAGTTGGATATTATATTTCAACGATATAAGAATACTCATAATCTTAAAGATAAAAATTTTATCAGTTTGCTTTCATCTCATGCACCAGATCTTTTTAATCTTTCTGATATTCCTCAGGGATCTATTCTTTATGGGGCAAAAGAACCCGATCCCGCAGTATTAGAAGAGTTAAAATTTCTCTCTAAGAGTCATGACTTAACTGTTGTAGCATGTCAACCGGGGTACTTTGAGTTTTTTGATAAACTAGGATATAATACTACTACTGAAGATCAACTTCCAAATGGCAATCAAATGTATTTTAATTTTTCACTAGGCAATCCACCATATTCTGACAGATCTGAAACTACTTGCGCCGTTGTTGGTGGTAGTGGTAAAAGTTTGGATGATAAATTTACACTTAAATGCATGTCTATTTCCGGTAGAGTTAAGTTAATTATTCGTGCAAAAGAGTTCAGTCGAGCAAATTCTAAGTTCAAACAACAACTCTTTTCTGGCAATCACTTGAGGTCGATTACACATGTGGATAAAAGTACGTTCCCAACTATTCAAAACACAGTTACTTGCGTTATTGACTGGGACCGTGAGTATTGTGGTGAGACTGTTATCACCTATGAGGATGGTACAGTTGTGAGTAAGCTTTTGACAAAAGATTCGGTTATTAAGTTGAACAATCCAAATTATGTTGCATCTGTTGATAACAACATGAGGTATCGCTATTTGAGAGGCAAAATTCCAAGACATCAAATCAACGACAATGATGGCACGAGAATTGTTGAGATTATGGGTAAAGGTGAAACACCAATTATTCGCAATACGTTATCAACACCAACAATCGGATTGAATGAGTATGGTGTTATTATGAACTACAATTCAAGATGGGAGGGATTTGATAAGATGTCTGTAAAGGAGTCAGATACCTGCTTAAGTGAGAGTATGATTATGCTAAAAACAAAATCAGATGAGGAGAGTCTGAGATTGATTGAGTACCTAAAATCAGATGAGATTGTGACACTGATGAAAGGGTTAAAATCTGGATTTAGCAATAGTGCCAGAATTTTTGAAATGATCCCCGATATGGTGTGACAGAAAATAAGTGTCACACCCCCCTTGCTATAGGGTCTGCCCCGATGTATGATTAAAGAGTCAACGGAACCCACTATGAAATTCCAAGTCATCCGCCCCTTTTCTGTCACCGTTAAGGGTCGTCGCACAGAGTACAGGATGGGTCAGCGCATTGGTGAGGCAGCATACCGCCGTTTGACCAAGACTCAGCAGAGTCGGTTCTTGTCTGCCCGTGCTGCTGCTGGTCGCGTCCCCTACACCCGTGAAGAGGTTACTTGCATTGTCAAGGCATATCTTCAGAACGACAATCGCTTGTTTGTTCGTAACGCATTTCAGCAGCAATTTCCTAATAGCAGGCACACTGGTGACAGCATTATGTTCCAGGCATGTTTGCTTGAAAACCTTGACAACACAAAACCTGGTCAGTCTGGATCATACCATCTCACCGACCTTGTGATTCGGGTTGCGCAGGAGATTGATTCTGAGCGATTCTGTGATTCTGTCGATTCAAAACTTGATGCTCTCCTCACACTGATTCGCGCTTGAATTTTACTCTCTAATATGTTATCATTGAGGCAGTATTCTGTCTCTTTTTTATGTCTAAAAAGAATCAGCACAATAAAAACTTAGGGTCGGAGATTGTGCGGTCTGATGATCGTATTGATATGACAGGTGAGGTATTCACACCCGCAGAACTTTGTGCTGAGATGGTATCACAAATCCCAGAATCTATCCTACAAAATGAAAAAAGCACTTTTATTGACAACTCGGCAGGGTCAGGGAACTTTCTATTGGCATTGCAGAAAGAATTATTGAAATATCATTCATTGTCCCATATCAATGATAATATGTTGTATGCAGTAGAACTTATGCCAGATAATCACGCGGAGATGTGCAAAAGAGTAGGAGTTTCTACCACTCATCCGCACTTTGTGTGTGCAAATGCCTTAGAATATGATTATTATTTTGGAAAACAAGTCGGACTGGAATCGTTCATGTGAAAGTTAAATGTTTATGATTTTTGAGATTGTCTACCAATTAAAGTTACTCAGCTCCTGATTGTCTCAGTATTATGAAGAACACTCATCTGCAACACCCAGAGGACGCCATTCTGACTGGTGATCTCTCTGTTCTTTCTTGGTTCGCTGCACCAGACAGTCACATCAGCACCAAAATGGATGGTGCTCCTGCTATTGTCTGGGGCACTAACCCTGCAACTGGTAACAAGTTTGTGGGAACAAAATCTGTTTTCAACAAAGTCAAAATCAAAATCAATGAAACGCATACTGACATTGATCGGAATCATTCTGGGTCTGTTGCTGACATACTACACCATTGCCTTGATTATCTTCCTGATGTCAACGGGATTATTCAAGGTGATTTTATTGGGTTTGGCGGTGACGATACTTTTTGCCCCAATACGATCACTTACACGTTCCCTGAGGTAATCCGAGAGAACATCATCATTGCTCCTCACACATATTACACTGCTGATAAGGATCTGCGTGATGCTGTTGCTCACCCCTTAAAGTTCAGAATCACTGATACGATGTACTGTAAGATTGTGCAACCTGAAGTCAAGTTGCATCCTTATCGCGAGGATCTGTACGATATGAGTTTGTTTGCCAAGCAAATGTCCACACTATGTGAGTTTGTGGATGACAAGCAAGCAACAAAAATCAAAAAATCCATCAACGACT